CACTTTAAACAACGCAAGAGCGGTATCTATTGGTGGAATTCATTTGTGCGCGGTAACGGAGAGCCCCGTAAACGCGAAGCCTACCTAGTAGAAGAAACAGCATGAACAAGATTTTTAAAGGAGAAAGTATGCAAGTAGATGAAACACTCGGAGCCGCAATCTTAAGAGCGGCGTCTATGCTGGGTAACGGCAACGCCTCAACTCCTATGGGAGCGATAGAAGCGCACGGGATGAAATCGTTTGAGGGTGCGCAGGGCATAAGTAATTCTTTAGACGAAGTTGCGCACTCTCTCAACGGTATCGCCGACGCAATCATTTACCTAGCGGATGCGATCAAGGAAAAAAATGCAGCCGATTAAATGGTCTTTCAGTAGCCTGAAGACGTTCCAACAGTGCCCGAAGAAGTACTACCACACCAAGGTAGCCAAGGACATCAAGGAGCCAGACACCACGGCTACGCTGTACGGCAAGTCGGCGCACACAGTTGCGGAAGAATACATAAGCAACAAAACTCCGATCCCTCCCGCGTTTGAATATCTTAGGGATACGCTGGATGCTCTAGCTTCCATTCCCGGCATCAAACTTTGTGAAGAACAACTCGGCCTGACCAAAGACCTTGAGCCATGCGCGTTTGACGCACCTGAAGCATGGTGGCGTGGCATCGCCGACTTGGTTGTGCTGGACGAGGACAAAGAGCTAGCGTGGTCGGTGGACTACAAGACTAGCAAGAACGCTCGCTATGCTGACGTAAAGCAGCTTGATTTGGTGGCCACGGCCATCTTCAAGAAGTACCCCAAGATCAAGAAGGTCAAGTCGGCCCTGTTGTTCGTGGTCAGCAAGGAGTTCGTCAAGGCTACGCACCATGCCGAGATGGTAGCCAAGTACATGGAGAAGCCTAGCCAAGATGTTGCACGAATCGAGGCGGCGTTAGAAAATGGGGTGTGGAATCCAGTGAGCGGCCCTCTCTGCCGATTCTGCGCAGTGAAGCAGTGTGAGTACAACAGGAGTTAATGATGGAAGAAGTTAAAGCGTACAAAACGTCCGACGGAAAAATCTTTCCGTACATGGAGCAAGCCCAAGACCACGAGGATTCGTTGAAGTGGATTGGCAAAATAGATCAGTTCATTGAGTCAACCTCTTGCCCGTATACATCGGGCGCACAAAATTCCATGATGATTAAAACAATCGTCGCGTGGGAAAAGTTTAAAACAGGGAGCTAAAAATGAGTTTAACACCGGATATATTTTTTAATGGTATTAGCAAATGCACGGCTTGCGAAAAGCCTATGTTGGTAAACGACGTTGGAATTGTTTATCGCCCCAAAAAGGCAAAAGATTTTGTGTTTTGTATGGACTGCGCTGTTTCTATGACTATGTCGATAGCGCAAGATATTTCTAAACTCGATCCAGACCTCGGCCTGTCTTACTATTTTAAATTTAATTCACAAGAGGCTAGCGCAACTAACTTACGCCGCCATGCAAATGCGCTCAAAGAGTTGGCATCAAAAATGAAAGATCATGCTGATTCAATGGCTTACTTTCACCACCCAGACGAGGACAAATAATGCCATACGTAAACAAACCCCGCCCATACAAAAAAGAGTACGCCCAACAAGTTGAGCGGGGCGAACTGCCCACTCGGATGGACCGCCAACGTGCCCGTGATGAAATGGACAAAAAGGGTATCGACCGTACGGGTAAAGACATCGACCACACGGTTCCGTTGAGTAAAGGCGGCACTAACGCGCCGAGCAACTTAAAGCTGAAGTCCCCGAGCGCCAACCGTTCGTTCAGCCGCAATTCTGACCACACCGTAAAAGTCAACAAGCCCAAGAAGAAATGACGGACGAGGGCATTTGGCTTTTGGTGTTTGGCAGAAAGTGGGTGCCGCTTGACGCTGAAGAGCTAGAAGAACACGACCATGTTTTTACCCGCCTTTCCAAAGCCAAAAAATTAGAAACAAGTCTAAACTTTGATTACGTTAGATTGAAAGAGCAACAATGAGTTTAGAAAATTACGAGTGGCCGCGCCCCCACGGGTTCGAGCCATTCAACCACCAGAAGGTAACCGCCGAGTTCCTCATTACCAACCGCAAGGCGTTCTGCTTCAACGAGCAGGGTACGGGTAAGACAGCATCGGTGATCTGGGCGGTGGACTATTTGATGCAGCGTGGGATTGTGAAACGGGTACTTGTCATCTGCCCGTTGTCAATAATGAAGTCCGCGTGGCAGCAGGACCTATTTAAATTTGCTATCCATCGCACGGTATCGATAGCCCACGGGAGTGCCAACAAGCGCAAAGAAATCATCAACGCTGGCGCTGAGTTTGTCATCATCAACTTTGACGGCGTGGATATTGTGAAGAACGAAATCATCAATGGCGGGTTTGACCTCATCGTTGCGGACGAAGCCTCGGCCTACAAGAACGCGCAGACAACCCGCTGGAAAACACTGCGCGACATTAACAAAGTTGTAAAAGGCTTGTGGATGTTGACGGGTACGCCAGCGGCACAGTCCCCAATGGATGCGTATGGCTTAGCTAAGCTGATTAACCCCAAGGGTGTGCCGATGTTCCACGGCCAGTACCGCGACTTGGTGATGCACCAGCTAACCAAGTTCAAGTGGATTCCAAAGCCGACAGCCAAGCACACAGTACACAGCATATTGCAACCGGCGATTCGGTTTGAGAAGAAGAACTGCATTGACTTGCCGCCTCTGACATACATTGATCGTGACGCCCCACTGACCCCGCAGCAAACCAAGTACTACAACATTCTCAAGAAGGAGATGCTGTTAGAGGCAGCAGGCGAAGAAGTCTCCGCTGTGAACGCTGCGACCAAGATGAGCAAGCTGCTTCAGATTTCCTGTGGCTCGGTCTACACCGACACCCACGAGGTGCTGGAGTTTGATGTGTCCAACCGCATGAACGTGGTGCAGGAAGTCATTGACGAGAGCAGCAACAAGGTGCTGGTGTTTGTCCCGTTCACGCACACCATTGAGATGCTCAAAAAACACTTGATTAAGAACGGCATAACGTGCGAAGTAATTAACGGAGCCGTGTCTGTGAACCGCCGCTCGGACATTGTGAAGGCCTTCCAAGAGCAATCGAATATCAAGGTGCTTATCATCCAACCGCAAGCTGCGTCACACGGGCTTACCCTTACAGCAGCCGACACAATCATTTGGTACGCTCCCTGTACCAGCGTGGAGACCTACCTCCAAGCTAACGCACGTATTGACCGCCCCGGTCAGGTCAACCCAATGACCATCGTGCATATCTGTGGGAGCCAAACCGAGCGCCGAGTCTACTCGATGCTTCGGGGGAACGTGACCAACCACCAACAAATCATCGATTTGTACCGACAGGAAATTTCTTCAGAAGCTATTGACAATGTCTAAAGATGTGTTATAGTCGGGTTTCTTTCAACCAAAGGAGTGTTAGATGAGTGAAGAAAATGAAGTAGCCGAACGACCAGACCTAGACCAGCTTACCGCTGTCTACCTGAAGATTCGAGACAGACGCGCCGATAACAAACGTGAGTTTGAGAACGTCGATAAAGACCTCGAAGCGCAGCAACAGATGCTGGCCGAGCAGATGCTCGATACCTGCAAAGAGATGGGTGCTGACAGCATCCGTACCCCACACGGAACGATCATTCGTTCGGTCAAGTCGAAATACTGGACTGGCGATTGGGATTCCATGTACTCTTTCATCAAGGAACACAGTGCATTTGGCTTGCTTGAGAAGCGTTTGCACCAAACCAACATGAAAGATTTCCTAGCCGAAAATCCCAACGTCATGCCTATGGGCTTGAATGTTGAGAACGAATACACAGTCGTCGTCCGACGCGCAAAATCTTAAACGGAGAATTGAAAAATGAGCAACATTACACTTTTGAACCAAGATCTGCCTGACTTCCTGCAAACTGCTGGCGTCAGTGATTTAACCAAAGCCCTCGCTGGCAAGAGCGGCGTCAAGCGCATCGTGCCCAAGAACGGCATCTTCCGTAAGATGGTCGGCGGAGAAGAGATGGGTAAAGTTAAAGGCGACCTTGAAGTCGTCATCGTGAGCGCATCGCCTAAAGTCGGTCGTATCTTTTATGTGAAGCCGTGGACACCTGATGCCGAGCCGAGCGCCCCAGATTGTTTCTCTAATGATGGCGCAGCACCTGACGCTGGTTCCGCTTCCCCGCAAGCTAGCCGTTGCGACACTTGTGCTCAGAACATTAAAGGTTCAGGCCAAGGCACTTCTAAGGCTTGCCGCTACTCACGCCGTATTGCTGTGAACTTGGTGGAAGACTTTGGTACTTCCTTGGAGGGTGAAGTCTATCAACTGAACTTGGCCTCGAAGTCCTTGTTCGGTGACGGTACTGCCGATAACACCCACACCTTTGAGAACTACACCAAGTACTTGGCCAACAACGGCAAGAGTTTGGACTACGTTGTTACCACGTTGAGCTTTAACGAGAACAATGACAACCAGTCCATCCTGTTCACACCTTCTCGGTTCATTAACAAAGATCAGTACGCAGTGACGAGCGAAGTTGCCAAGAAATCAGAAGTGCAGAAGATGGTCACCATGACTCCGTACCAAGCGGATATGTCTGGCCGTGCCCCTGCCCCTGCTCTGGCTGCTCCTGTTCCGAAAGCTGCTGCCGCAGTCGCCGAGCCGGTCAAACGAGAAAGCACTAAAGCCACTACACCTACCCCCACTGTGAAAAAGGGTCTGGATGACGTAGTCAAGGCTTGGTCTGACGAGGAGTAAGCAATGAGCTACGGATACAGCTTCCAACTTGTTGAAGCCAATAAAGCGGCGGATGATGAGTCATGGGGCGTTGTCCTTGGGCGTACTTGCATACGGTTTAATATTCCTGTGAGCGAGATAGCTGGGAAACTTGACGTGAGTCGAGCCACCATCTACAACTGGTTCTGGGGGACAACCTCCCCCAGCCGCGCTCACTGCGAACAAATCGAGCGTTTGCTTCCGCGCCTCAAGGCGAAAAAATAATCCGTGCGCGTACGGGGGCTTCGGCCCCCTGCGTAGCCGTCCCTAAAAGAAAAGATATGTCTAACTTTGACCTTCTCGACACTGTACTGCCAGCCGCTGGCCGGTACTCTGTGCTTGGGCTTGGGAAATACGCAGACCAGAGGTTTTTTGATACGAGGGAAGAGGTAGAGGCACAGGCTAAGAAGCTGGTGGACAACGGATTTGATGTGTATTTTGGGTGCGCCAAGTACGGCCCATTGAACAAACGCACAGCAGATAACGCCATACATTTCCGCGCACTGTGGATGGACATTGACTGCGGCCCGACCAAGGGCGTACCTGATGAGAAGGGCGTCATCAAAGGGTATCTCACGCAGCAAATCGGCTTGGATGAGCTAAAGAAGTTCTGCATAGCCGCAGGTATGCCACGCCCAATCATGGTCAGTTCAGGTTACGGCGTACACGCCTACTGGCTGATTGAGGAAACTATTGAGCGCGGCCACTGGCTCCCCTTTGCAAACCGCCTACGTGAACTGTGTGTCGAGCACGGTCTCATTGTGGATTCTTCCGTATTTGAAGCAGCACGAGTACTGCGTATCCCCGGCACGTTGAATTTTAAGCAAGCCGAACCGATGGAAGTCACAGTTCTCAACGAGAACACACAGACTCTAACGTACACCCAATGGAAAAAACTGCTCGGCGCTGCCGAACCCATTGACGACAAACCTGATTTTTTACCGTCCATCAGCCCAATGATGGAAGCCTTGATGCAGAACAAGGTCAAGCGGTTTAAGACCATTATGATGAAAGCAGAGAACGGCTGCGCCCAGCTTAACTACTGCTTCCAAAACCAAGATTCGATTGAGGAACCGTTGTGGCGCTCGGCCCTGTCTATTGCTGCGTTCTGCGTGGACAAAGACAAAGCTGCGCACATGATGTCGAGTCAGTACCCCGGGTACAACCCAGCGGAGGTGGACAAAAAGGTCGCCGAGTTGGTTGCAAGTGCTGGCCCCCACCACTGCCTGACATTTGAGAAGCTCAACCCAACTGGCTGCGTAGGTTGCCCCCACAAAGGCAAGATTAAATCCCCGATTGTTTTGGGCATAGAAATAGCCCAAGCTGAAGTTGAGGACGGCGAGTACGTAGTGGAGGCTGAAATACCGGAAGTTGAAAACAAAACCCCGGCGATAGGGCACTACCGTATTCCAGAGTATCCATTCCCTTTCTTTCGGGCCAAGGGAGGCGGTATCTGGCGCAAGGGGGTAACCGACGAGGACGAATCCGTGCTGGTCTACGAGCACGACTTGTATGTGGTTAAGCGCATGACCGACCCTGAAGCGGGGGAAGTTGCGTTGTTTCGGCTGCACTTGCCGCACGATGGGGTGAAGGAGTTCTCTATCCCAGCTACGTCAATTTCGGCGAAAGATGAGTTACGCAAACAGCTATCGCACCACGGTGTGATGGCTACGCAAAAGCAACATGAGCTACTGGCGATCTTCGTCGTGGCGTCCATGAAAAATTTACAGTACGTAAGGAAGGCAGAAGTTATGAGAACACAATTTGGATGGGTAGACAACGACAGCAAGTTCATTGTCGGCGACCGAGAGATTACAAAAGACGGGGTGTTTTACAGCCCACCATCGGCGATTACACGTATTTTTGCCGAGAAGCTCGTGTCCAAGGGCACGTTTGAGAAGTGGAAAGAGGTGTTCAACATGTACGCACGTCCGGGCCTTGAGCCTCATGCGTTTGCTGCACTTACGGCGTTTGGTTCGCCCCTGTTGAAGTTCACTGGTTTGAGCGGCGCGATTATCAACGTCATTCACAAGACGTCAGGTTCAGGCAAATCAACAGCGTTGTTCATGTGCAATAGTGTCTGGGGTCACCCCAAAGACCTGTCGTCCATGTGGAAAGACACACTCAATGCCAAGATGATGCGCCTCGGTGTGATGAACAACCTGCCCAATACCATCGACGAGATTACGAACACCACCCCGATGGAGTTCTCTGACTTGGCCTACAGCATATCTCAGGGTAGGGGCAAAGACCGAGCTAAGTCTCAGACCAATGAACTTCGCGCTAACCATACCAAGTGGAACAACATGACTCTGGCTTCATCGAACGCCAGCTTCTACGAGAAACTCGGTGCGGCAAAGAACTCCCCAGACGGCGAGTCCATGCGTTTGCTGGAGTACAAGATTTCGCCGAGTACGATTATCAGCGTTGAAGAAGGCAAGCAGATGTTTGACCATCAAATGCTTGAGAACTACGGCCATGCCGGTGACATCTATGCTCAGTGGCTCGTGAACAACTTGGAAGAGGCGATCAGTCTGGTGCGTAGTATTCAAGCCCGAATCGACAAGGAAGTCCAGTTCACCGCACGGGAGCGTTTCTGGTCGGCGGCTGCGGCTATCAACATAGCTGGTGGTTTGATTGCCAAGGAGCTTGGCTTGCACGACTTCGACATGAAGGCAGTCTACAAGTGGATGATCGGCATGCTGGGCGAGATGCGCGACGAAGTAGCCCCACCTGCTTCAGACCCCAAAGTCATGCTCGGCGAGTTTATGAACGCCCATGTTCACAACATGCTGGTGGTGAACGGTACGGTTGACGCACGAACAAAGATGGAATCCCTGCCGACTGCCGAGCCTAAAGGTGAGTTGCTGCTGCGCTACGAGCCAGATACTGGCCACCTGTTTATCGCTGCTAAGGCGTTCAAAGACTACTGCGTGAAGCTGCAAATCCACTACAGGGACGCACTCAAGCAGCTTAAAGACGAAGGCGCGTTTATCGACGCGGTCAACAAGCGCATGTCAAAGGGCATGAAGATGGTCTCCCCAGCCGTTCGCGCCCTGCACTTTGACACCAAGAAGTTTGAGAACCTCGTGCCACTGGACGCGCTGACCAATGAAGATAGAAACGGTAACTTACCGAGTTGATTGGAAAAAGTTTCGTGTGGGGTACTCTATCTTCATGCCCTGCATAGACCACGAAAAGGCTAGGAAAACCCTAGCCGCAGTGACGCGCCGACTGAAAATCCACATTGTTACAAAAGTAACCATCGAGGAAGGCATCAAAGGATTGCGGGTCTGGAGAACTTGAAATACACTAACAATGTTAGTTGCTCTCCTTGATGGCTTTGCAGCCATGCTCGCCCCCGGCTTAAACACCGGGGGCTTTTTTATTTCTCTCTGGCTTTTCTTTCTTTTTCCATTGCATCAGCCCGCGACTTGGACAAGGCTTCCGCAGCATACGGCGCGTTCTTTTCAGTAATTGCCACACCACGCCAAGACTGGCCACGCTGTTCTTGCCTCTTCTCAAGCGAACCGGCGATGTCATCAATAGCCACCCACGGGTTCTTAGCGTTAAATTTACCCATATCTTCGTACGCCTTGCGGTACTCTTTCATGTTACGGTCGCGCAGATGCAGGTCAAGCCTGTCTAGGATTCTGTCGCGCTCGTTATTGATCTTTTGCTCTATGCCGATAACTTTAAAGTTGTTGGTCTGTAAATCAGAAAGCGCATCGGAGTTAAAGCCCACGGCACGCCAGACCAACTCGCCTGTGCTGACCGCGTCTTTAGAGAGAAGCTGTACTCCCCTGCTATTCTTAGCTCCTTCTTCCTTTTGCCTATACATGAACATCCAGTTACGAGCAAAGGCTGGAGCTAGTTTCTCGGCACCTGTGCGGTAGTCGCCTTTTTTAAACGCATCTATGGCGTCGGCGTAGGTAAGCGCTTGATTTACCGAAGGACCCATGAGTTCAATTGCTTTTTCACTAGCAAATTCACGTTCCGTTTTGGTTTCTTTACCTTCACGGAAGAACAAGTTAGAGAAGCTTAAGCTCAAACGGCTGGAAAAGTCCGCACCGGTAGTGTAGTTAAGCACACCGCGATCAACCAATCTAGCCCAGTCGTTGCCAAGCTGCTTTGGCAAAGATTTTTGGCGGAAGTAAGTTAACCAGTCTAGCTCTTGCAAGTCGGCGGGTCTTAACTCCTCCTCATCCCGCCACATTCCGCTTAAGAAACCAATCATTGTGTAAAGACCCGGAACTCCAACAGCGCCAGCTAACACAAGAGTCGTACCCATTTGCCCCCAAAAAGTTTTTGCAGCCTCGGCGCGGTCTTTAGCGGGCATCAAGC